ACAAAGAGTTTCGTAAATGTGCTGGTTGTCATAAGATAGAAGAAGGAAAGAAAGGTGGAATGGGCCCTAACATATGGGGTGTATTTGGTTCACCAGCAGGTCAAGTAAAAGGATATAGATATTCAGAGTATCTAAAAAATTCTGGTATTATCTGGACAAGAGAATCATTACAGGCATGGTTATCAGATAGAAAAACCAGACAAGAATATTTTGGTAAAGAAGTCAAAAATACCAAGATGATGTGGACTGGTATTAAGAAGGAAGAAGACATGAAAATAATATTAGATTATTTGGAGAAAATGAAGTGAATTGTTATAACTGCATAGAAACCCAACTAACTTGGGGTGGTGACAATGATGCTGACCCTATTGCAGATTATGATATAGTAACTAATTTAAGTTGCCCTAATTGTAATGCAATGGTTTTAGTATATTGGAATACAAAACCAAAAGAAGATAATCAACCGCCAGGGCCTGGTCATTAATGTGGAAGTATTGGTGTAAAGCAATAGGTGCGAAAGCATTTGATGATAAAAACAAATCAGATAAGGTTGCAATAATAAGAACTGTATGGGTAGTGATACATATTGTTACTTGTATTGCAATCATATCAAATACAATAAGGCAATGGTAATGACAAAATCAGAGATAGGGTTTATTATATTATTAATATCATCAGTCTTACTGTATCATAGACCTAAACACAACAAATATGACCACTGGTTTGCTATACCAGAATTTGGTCTTTTCATTGGATTATATCTGTTAATATCTTGACAATAACCTTATATTATGGTACAGTATTATCATGACAAATTTCTATACAAATGTGACTCAATGGGGTAACAGTTTACTAGTTCGTGAAGTTGTGAACGGTGAACGAATAAACACACGAGTCAAATACAAACCGACACTCTATGCAGCTGTCAAAGAACCCACACCTTACAAAACTCTAAAGGGTGGTTATGTTACGCCTATACCACACACCTCAATCAAAGAAGCAAAAGCATGGATGGAATCATATTCCAATCAACCAGATTTGGCGTGTGGTCAAACAATGTTTTCTTACAGTTATATTGCTGACCAGTTTCCTAACTATATCAAGTGGGATACAGACAATATTCTTATCGTAACTATAGACATAGAAACAGAATGTTCTACTGGATTTCCAGACCCACATAAAGCAATAGAACCACTTATATCAATCACAATTAAAAACCATCAGACCAAAAAGATTATGGTGTGGGGTGTTGGTAAGTTCAACAACACTCGTGATGACGTGACCTATGTAGAATGTAAGAACGAAGAATACTTAATTCAAGAGTTTCTCACATTCTGGCAAACTTATTATCCAGATGTTATTACTGGTTGGAATACAGAGTTTTTTGACATACCTTATATCTGCAATCGTATCAAGAATCTATTTGGTGAAGATGAAGTTAAAAGACTGTCGCCTTGGAAGAATGTATTTAGTAAAAACATATTCAGTATGGGACGTAATCATGAGATATATGAAATACAAGGTGTTGCAGCTTTAGATTATTATGATTTGTATCGTAAGTTTACATACACCAATAGAGAAAGTTATCGACTAGACCATATTGCATATGTAGAGTTGGGGGAACGTAAAGACGGCAATCCCTATGAAACATTTAGAGAGTGGTATCAGAAGGATTATCAATCGTTTATTGAATACAATATTACAGACGTAGAATTGGTGGACAAACTCGAAGACAAGATGAAACTAATTGAGCTGTGTCTGACTATGGCGTATGATGCAAAAGTTAATTATACAGACGTACTTGGTTCTGTGAAGTATTGGGATATACTGATATATAATCATCTTCGCAAGAAGAACATTGTCATACCACAAAAGACAAAGAACACCAAGGCTGAGAAGTATGAGGGTGCATATGTGAAAGACCCTATCGTGGGTATGCATAAGTGGGTTATGTCTTTTGACTTGAACTCATTATACCCACATCTTATCATGCAATATAATATATCACCAGAAACATTGTATGGCAAACAAAAAGTAAAAAACATGAATGTCGATAAATTACTTAACAAGGAAGTAGACACCTCTATACTCAAGGGTGTTACACTTACACCTAATGGTGCGTTGTTTAAGACGGATACAAAGGGGTTTCTACCAGAGATTATGGAAACTATGTATAATGACAGAGTGACATTCAAACATAAAATGTTAGAGGCAAAACAAGAATATGAAAACACAAAAGATAAAAAACTACTTAAAGACATTTCAAAATACAACAACATACAAATGGCTAAAAAGATTTCACTTAACTCTGCTTATGGTGCAATCGGTAATGCATATTTTAGGTATTACGATTTATTACTGGCTGAAGCAATTACTACTAGTGGTCAGTTATCTATTCGCTGGATTGAGTCTGCTCTTAATCGGTATCTCAATAAGACTCTGGGGACAACTGACGAAGATTTCGTTATTGCAAGCGATACCGACTCGGTGTATATTACATTTGACAAACTTGTTAATAAAGTGTTTAAAGACGGACAAGATACTACAAGAGTCATCAACTTCTTGGACACAATCGCTACAGAGAAGGTCGAACCTTTTATTGATAAGAGTTATCAGGAGCTTGCTACATATCTCAATTGTCATTCCCAAAAAATGAGTATGAAACGAGAGGTGGTTGCAGACAAAGGTATATGGACAGCCAAGAAAAGATATATTCTCAATGCGTGGGATATTGAGGGTGTACGATACAAAGAACCACAACTCAAAATCATGGGTATTGAGGCTGTCAAGTCATCAACGCCTGCACCATGTAGACAGAAGATTAAAGATGCACTAAAAATAATTATGTCCGGCGATGAAAAAATGCTAAATACATTCATACAAGAGTTTCGTGAGGAGTTTATGAAGTTGCCACCAGAAGAGATTGCATATCCAAGAAGTGTGAATGGTATCAAGAAGTTCACGTCAGATAGTGGACTATTCGCAAAGGGAGCTCCTATACATTGTAAGGGTGCAATATTATATAATCATCTGGTTCGACAAAAGAAACTGTCTGACAAATACGAACTGATACAAGAGGGTGATAAGATTAAGTTTCTACATCTCAAAGAACCAAACATCTACACATCTACAGCTATATCGTTTATGACTAGATTACCAAAAGAACTTGACTTTGAGTCAATAATAGACTATAATGTACAGTTCACCAAGAGTTTTGTTGAACCGTTAAAATTTATCACAACCAAAATCTTGTGGAGAATAGACGATAGTTATGGAACACAAGCAACACTAGAGGATTTCTTTGTATGAAATATTTCAGATACACATTAGACGACCTAAAAAAATCATCAGACAGAAAGTTATTTAATTACATATCATTCTTTGCTGGTGGTGGTGGTTCTTCATCTGGATACAAACTTGCTGGTGGTGATTGTAAATTCGTGAATGAGTTTCAACAAGTCGCAGTCGATACCTATCTTGAGAACTGGCCAGGAACACCACACATATGTGGAGATATCAAGAACGTGACAGGCAAACAGATTATGGAGATGACTGGTATTAAAGAAGGTGAGTTAGATATATTAGATGGTTCACCACCATGCCCACCTTTCAGTATGTCAGGTACAAAACAAAAAGGTTGGGGTAAAGAGAAGACAGCATATGGTATGAAACAAAAGAACATAGAAGATTTGACATGGGAACAGATACGAATAGCTGGTGAGATGAAACCAAAGGTTATTGTGTGTGAGAATGTAAAAGGTCTGACTATGGAGTATGCATCAGAGCATCTTACCAGAATGGTAAATGACTTCGAAAAACTTGGTTACACTACAGTATATAAAGTATTAAAGGGTCATGAACAAGGTGTGCCACAGAAACGTGAACGTGTGTTCATTGTATCGGTAAGAAATGATGTTTTAGACGACATAGGTATGCCATTCATGTTATTGAGTGGACTATTTCCAGAACCAGAGAAAGAGTTTGCATCTATACATGATGCAATAGATGATATACAACTAAACAATGAAAATGCAAGTGAAGCTGTAGAACTAGTAGACGCCATGAAAAAGAGTGCAAAGTGGAAGTGGATGAAACGATTACCAAAGAACCCAGACAAGGTTGTGTCTGTGGGTGATGATGTAGTAGGGCCATGGTATGATAAGGTGATTGCACATAGAAAGAAATGGGGTAAGGAATTACCAGAGAAAAAAACATCATTCTTTCAATCCAGACGTGTGCCATGGAAACAAGCATCACATACATTATCAGAACAAGGATTACAAACATCTCTTGCAGTGCATCTACACCCAGAGGAAGACAGAGTATTCACAACCAAAGAATCTGCTCGTATTATGACATTACCAGACGATTACAAATTGACAGGTACACTAAATGAACGACTTGCAAGGATAGGATTGATGGTTGCACCAATCTGTATGAAATACCTTGCAGACGAGATATACAAACAAATATTGGAGCCGTATAATGCAATACATCAATCTAAAGACTGACTTAGGTAAGAAAGAAACATTAGACAAATGGAAGGGACAGTTCCCAGACGAAACGAGCTATAGCCAAGTTATTCGTGTGACAAACGAGGATACTGCAATCATGAAACCAATCATATCACTAGATGGCTCGGACGTTCCTCTTGCATATATCATTACTAATGCGTATCCAGATGACGAGGTACGCAACACACTTAAATCCATAGAAGATGTATCGACTATGAGAGCGAATTGTAGTGGCCCAATAGATAAGGAAGACATGAAACGCAAAGGACTGATAGAAGGAGAGCATTACAAACTCAGAAG